TATCTATACAGTGTAAAAGTAATTGTACATGTTGCATTATTAACAGCATTATTGGCAAAAGTAAGTAACTCTTCGCCAGTTAATGGTCTTGATATAGTTGCAGGATTAAATGTAGTAATTGTAGCATTATCTATTGTATCCACACCATTACCCCCAAAAACATCTATTTTATTAGTTCCCCATCCTGGTAACACAGATGAAGCTGCAGGACGATATAAATAAAAATCTGTATCATCTGTTGGTCCTGTAGAGCCTGGGATAATATCTATTTCTGCAATCCACCATCCATATAAAGACTTTGTAGTCATTCCAGACACTAAATACATAGCAATAGCTGTGGGACTTTCAGCACCTGTTCCAAATGTTACAGTATAAGTAATAAATCGTACTTCAGTGAGTTTTGATACTCCATAATAAATATGATCTGTACAAGTTATTGATGATCCATCTGCTGAAAAAGCAATTCTTTTTAATGGAATGAACAAAAAGGCTAGAATAAAAACAAAAACAATAAATTTTTTCATTTTCTACTCCTTTAATCTATATCAGATGAAAGTATTCTAAAGTTAATAATTCTTGTTTCTATTCTGCCATCTGAAGTTGTTATTACAATTTTTACATGTAAAAGAGATATTCCAGAACCATCAGAAGTTCCATCTGCTTGAACTGTATAATTAATATTTGGACTATCAAGAGCATCTGCAGTTATTGTTATACCAGTATTTGCTTCAATAGTATAAACTGAAATATCTTCACCATCTATAAGATAAGAACTAAAATGTTCAACAAAATCTGTTATATCCCCAATATACATTGTTTTAGTTAAGTAAGAAATAGGAGCTTCAGCTTGTGTTTTAAAGAATCTACTCCATCTTTGTGACCCTTTTCCCATAGGCATTCTACTTGGATATTGAACTTCTTTTACTAGAGCAGTTGCTGAACTTAAAAATGATATACCTGCAGAAGCTTGTCTTATTAATGCAACATCTGGTTTTATTCCTTTACCATAATCAGGCATTAATCTAACTGCAAGATTAACATCATATGAATGCCAGTATTTTCTATCCATATTATGAGGAGTATTTGGATCAGGTTCATTTTCAAAAGCAAAATTTGTACAAATATTTCTACCGGCAAATTCAGCTGCCATATTTTCAAGTTTCTCTAAAGCAAGTTCTAAGTCTTCAGGAGAAGGATCAACTGTAATTCCTGAAATTCTTAAAGCTGAAAAAGCCCTACTTAAAATATCTCCTTTGGTATTATTAATAGCCATAATAATTACCTTTTATTTTTTAAAACTTTTGACTTCTGATTTAGCTTTTACTTTAGCTTTTGCTTTAGCTTCTTCTATCTCTTTAGCTTCAGCTTCTTCTTTCACTTTTACATCTGCCTTTGCTTCTGCTTCTTTTGCCTTCGCTTTACTTAAAAACCAACCATTTTCAAGTTCATGTGTAAATGAATTTTCATCACATATTTTAAACCCACTATTTTTATATAATACTATAGCCATTTTATTTCCTCCCTTTATATGGGTTAATGTTCTTCTACCTACAATGCCCTCATTCAATTAAGAATGAGGGCTAGTTAAAAGTTAAAAATTATATAATTATGTTAATAGTGCTGTTAAACTTGCAATAGTTATAGATTCAGCACCAAACCAATCCCAAAGACGAGCTCTACTTGCCTTATCTTCATTTAGATCAATGAAACCACAACTTAACAAAAGTTTAATACCTTCTTTTTTTATATTACTTAAAGCATTATATTCTGTAACATCAATTACTTCAAGTACCTTATAAGAATGAAATACATTCTTAGGTGGAGATATTTTCCATCGTACATATTCACCTGTTAAATTACAATAAGAACAAGCAGTACTGTCTTGGCTACAAAATTTACAAGTTTCTTTTATTTCCATTATTTACTTAACCTCAATTATTCATTGTTTCATCAACAGGGGTACCAGTACCAGGTCCAGTACCAACAATATTACCCATAACATTCTGAGTAACAAAACCACTAATACAGTCTGATTGTGCGGAAATATTATTCCAATAAACTTTTATTAGTTTATTATCATGACCACGATCATAACCTCTGATACCATGTTCATGACATTGACCACTATACAATAAACCACCATGAACATTATTATTTCGGATAAGAGCATTACTGCCTGTAGTATACCGTACATTCGCTAGTATTCCATTGATTTCAGCTGCTACATCATTCCATCCAATAATACTATCTTGCATAACTTGAAACTTAGCATAAGTACTTGAAGTAACACATGGACCAAAACTAATACCATACCAGAAATTCATACCAGACCATCGTGTACCAAATAAATTATTAGTAATCCGACTTCGTTGCATCCAGTAAAGATCAGTAGCAGCCTCAGTTTCCAAACCAATTCTGAAACCACAAGCATCATCTACATCATAACCACACTCAAGAATATTACTATCAAAAACTGAGCGATACATATTCTCTGCACGAAAAGCTGCATAAGTTGTATTAGTTCCAGAACTACTACGGAAAGTAAAACCTGAAACAATAGAATCTGTTAATGTTCCAGCATAAGAACCCCCATCTGTTGGTGCAATAATAACATGATTAGGTGTTAAACCTACACCAAGTAAACGGACACCTGTAAGTGCACCTGTGAGTGATTCAGCATAAGTACCTGGTAGAACATAAATAGAATCCCCTTTTCCACTATTATGAGCTATTTGATATGTAATAGCATATTGTACTGTTTTAAAAGGATAATCTTTTGCTCCATCACCAACATCTAAACCATCTGTTCCATCAACATAATACTCATCACCGAATGGATTTGGTAAATTCCATCTTCGTGCTGCTTGACATTCACTTCTTGAAACATCTAAACCTGTGTGAAAAAAATCTTTTTTTCTTGTCATAATTTATTCTCCTTGTTCAGGGTGGAGTTTAACTCCACCCAGAGATTAAAAGATTAATAATTAGGTATGAACTGGAGGTGCAGCTTTTCCTGTTAATGACCAAATTCGCCAACCAGCACTATCATCAACATAAAATAAAATAGCTTGATCACCAGCATCTGCAAAAACAATAGTAGCCCATCCTGTAGCTGTAGCAGGTGTTAAAGTTCCATCACCTCCACCATCAGTAGCAAGTAAAATACTTAATATTTGACCAGGTACACCATTAGCTAAAGTTAAAGCTTCTGCATCACCGCCAGTTGTTTTAGATACATGTGCATGAGTAACAGGAATTACTAATGCATCAGCAGCAACTGCTATACCAAGATCCTCTGTATTGTCATAATCATGCTGATGATATATTTCTCCTATTCTTAAAATTCTTGACATTTTTATTTCTCCTTATTTATGGTGGGGCTTGAATGCCCCACCCAAATTAAGTTATTAAATTAGAAAGTAACCGCAACTCCACAATTTGAGGGATTAGAAACTGTAATCCCATACCAGGTAAATACTCTAAACCGGAAATTCATTGTAGCTATATCCCCATCATAAACCATATAAACCCTAAGACCATTAGGCATAGTATCTGTAATAACCTTCATACCGTCATATTGTTTAAAGAGTTCAGCGGGAATTGTACCACCAATAACTTCAACTGCTGATTTATCCCAAAAGATATTTGTTTTTTGGGTTGCATCAATATTAAGACGAGTAATGGTAGCAGCATCTAAAATAGCTGTATCAATATTAGCATAAGCTGCCTCAATAGTTGTAATTCCTGCTTGATCTGCAGCAATTGGTTTAGGATAAATTTTAATATGGGTTGCATCTGTTAACTCAATAACTGTAAAAATCATTGGTTGACCAGAAGCATTTTTATCTCCAAGACCAATAGATTGAACAGCAACTGCAGCATTCTCTATAGTAAATTTATCTCCAACTGCCATGAGAGAAGAATCATTAACTACCAAAGATGCTTCCCGATAATCAACATTTGTTACAACACGTGTCACAGCATTTACTGAACCACCTGAAGGAACAAAAGCTTGATCACCTGTTACTGTTACTGCTGGATCAGCAGCACCTGTTATATTAGGCAAAAAAGAACCTGTAAAAACATCAAATCCTGCAATATTTTTACCAATTTGCCCATTTACCCATGTTTCTGCAGGCCTACCCTGCAAAGTTTGCCGAGCTGCTAAATCAGTACCAAAGAGGAGGTTATCCCGATCATTAATAACAAAATTCCTTTGTGACTGATTAAGCTGTCGCTCATTCATAAGAGCTTGGGCTTGAGCAATAAACTCATAACCACTTGTTGCATTAGACCTATAAAATAAAGAACCCTGAACTACAATAGCACTTGCTATATCAGAATTCAATTCAGAAGCCTGGCGCCTACCTGATTGTTCAGCTCGACGTTCCCAAAAGCGTTGATCTCGAAGATCATCTGCCCTCATTTGTACAAAATCATTGTTTGGGGTTCCGAGAACAGCAGGATAAGTTTCCTCAATTATCCCGGTTTCTGTATCTGACAAATCCCAACCAGCGATTACTGGAGCTTGTTGTTGCACAGGATACCAGATTACATTACTGGCATTCTGCATTGAACCTCCTGGAGGTTCGTGAAAATCGACAAGAGTAAGGAGAGTTTGCTGTGCTTCATACATTTCCTTAAACTTCTCAAACATTACTTCTGCAATTTTACCTGTTGATAAGGCCATTATTTTTTATCCTTTCATTACCATTTAGAAGTATCAATACCCGCAGCTTTTGCTTCTTTTTTAGCATTATAAGCACTTTGTGAATTATGCTTTGCATGAGCATCATCATATTTCTTTTTAAAAACTCGCTCTTTAGTAGATGATGTAGCATCCCCATTTACTTCATTAGTGGGAGCAGGAGCATTTGATTTTCTTCCTTTGGTGTTTAATAGTTTTGCTTTTTGTTCACCTAAAAAAGCTATTGCCCTTAAACCTTGAGGGTCTTCTGAAAGAAGAGTTATTAACTCACCACGAAGAGCTTTACTTCTTCCCAGTTTGTATATAACTTTCTCAGACCCCTCTCCCAAG